GGGGGAGGGAGCCGGGGGATTATACCCCCGACCCCACCCCGCCCTCTTCACTCCACGGGGAGTTCCGGACCGTGGAGCTGCAGAGGGTCGCGCGCTCCTTAGCGCAGGCGGCTGCGCAGGTTCAGATCGAAGTCAAGCTGGCGACGATCGCGCCGCTGCGGCAGGGCGAAGAACTGCGGCTGGGCGAACTGCGGGACCTGCGGCATGAAGTACATCTGCGGCATCGCCCACTGCGTGCCACCGTTGCAACCGAAAGTAGGGCTGCCGAAGGCGGGACTACCTCCGAAAGCAGGAAGGGCACCCGAAGGAGGAGCCGCGAACGGAGACGCGGGCGGAGCGCCGAAACTGACTTGCTCCCCAACCGCGGGATACCCGCCTCCCCCAAAAGGGCTAGAGAACTGCCCTCCCTGGAACTGCCCGCCGTTGAAGCCGCCGTAAGGCAGCGTCTGGAAGCCTTGGTAGCCTCCCCCGAGACCTTGCTGGCCAGCCCAGGGCGGGATCGCCGCGAAGCCGCCGGGGCAGGACGGGCAGGGGACGATCTGCCAGCCCTGAGCGTGCGCGGTGGGGACGCAGGGCAGCAGGAGGAACAGGGCGAGCAGGAGCGGGAGAATACGTTTCATGGCGCCTCCTTGGGTGAGGGTTAATGATACCAGTAGGTCAACCAGGAGATCAGTGGTACCAGTAGGTCGTTGTGCCGCAACGGTGCGTGTGATAGCGGCCAGGGCCGCGACAGTAGACGACTAGCTGCAGGCGGCCACAGCGCGGGCAGTTGTGGGTCGGGTGGTAGCCGGCCCCTCGGGCAGCACGGGGGCCCAGGCCAACGAGGGCAGCCAGGGCCACGAGCGCCTCCCGGAACCAGTTACGACGGCATTGGTTCACGGTGCCTCCCGTGGCAGGGCGACGGACACGGCGTCGGGCAACGCCGGGTAGACGAGCGAGCACTTGCCGGCGGGAATGTCGGCCTTGGCCTGACTCTGCCACCACTGCCCGCGCTTGCGGCCGCCCATCGCCGTGAAGTCGACGTCGTATAGCTTCTGGAATTCTACGTCGGGCAGCGGCGGTGGGCCGTCCGGGGGCGGGTAGTCGGGGATGCCACCGGACTTGAAGACCTGTAGGGCCTGCTTCAGTTGAGCCGCATTGAACCCGCTCGGGGCCATCTCGTCGGGGCCGTACCACAGGGGGGAGAGGAGGTAGTAGTACTCTCGCACCCACCTCGAGGAGGTGAAGGCCGGCCAGGTCATCCGGTAGATGCGGCCCCACGAGGAGACGTAGACGCCGGTCTCGTCGAAGTCCAGGGCCGAAACGTCATGGCCTCCGACAATTTTGCTACTCGTCACGTCCCAGACATCGGAGGACTGCCAGGCCGCGGGGAAGTTTATCCCTATCGTGGCGGCCCCGCCGATGGCTTGCAACGTCTTGATGAGCAGCTCGTTGGTGTGGTCAACAGCCGCGTAGCCATCGAGCTTGTAGCGCTGGCCGCCGGCCTGCATGCCGGTGCGGACCATCCAGCCGAGCACGTCCGTGATGACACAGCCGCGGTCGCCGGGGCCGCAGACGGAGCCGTACTGGGACTCGATCTCCTGGTCGGTACACTCGACAGTGCCCCCGCTGTCCGGGTCGTTGGCGCTCCACACCCCGAGGTTGTGCGCCTTGCCACTCATGACGCAGCACCCGAGGCGGTCGTTGCAGTACATGCGAGCGAGCGGGACGGCTGCGGCCTCCCGCCAGTTCGTCGAGGCGGGCGGCGCCGGGGCACGGGACGGCTCGAAGTGGTCATCGAGCCAGACGAGGTACTTGGACATCAAGGGCCGCGGCGGCAGGCAGCCGAGGCGGACGGTGGGGGAGAGGGCGCGGACGAGGGCAGCGTGATTCTCGGCAATGACAATGCCGGTCGCGCCCGCACCGCTCAGGGTGATGGTAGGAACGTCACTCACCGCAGGGTGCCCCCGCCGACGGCGCCGAACACGACAAGGCCCAGGATCAGCACGGCCATCCAGGGGATGAGACAGTTGAGACCGAACTCGGCAGCCGAGCCGGTCTTGACGGAGTAGTGCCACATACCGTAGCCGAACAACCAGAACATCATCAGCACGACCCAGATGGTGACCCAGACGGTCATGGCGAGTACCTCCCACGGAGTGAAGGTCACGACGACGAGAGGCTACCATCTCCGAAAGCGGCGGCCGGTGCGAATATCAATCTCGAACTGCGAGCCGAAGGGAGAGAAGCCGGGGCCGAAGCCCGGGGACCACCACGGCGGGAACTGTTGAAACTGCCAGGGGTTGAAGCCCCCCGACCATCCCCAGGGCGGGAAGGTCGGGAACTGCGGACCGACGAAGCCCGGTGACCAGCCCCGGCCCCAGCCCCACGGTGATCCCCAACCGGGGAAGCCCCAGGGGTTACCGAAGCGGATGTCGATCTGTGGGCCGCGACCACGAAAGCCGCCGCGGAACTGGGCCGAGGCAGGGGGGGCCAGGGCCAGGAGCAGTACCACGCAGACGGTGTGGACGTAGGTGCGGGTGAACGTGAACATGGTGTTGTCCCCTTGGAACTCTTGAGGGGTAATCACTCTTTCCTGCCCCGGCCGTGCCCCCGGGGGAGCGGCGGCGCCTCGGGGTGGACCTCCCTCTCCTCTTCCTTGTCCTTGGTCTTCTCCTTCTCCCTGTCCTCCCTGGCCTTCTCCTTCTCCCTGACCTGGGCCTTGGCCTGGGTCTCCTCGTGGACCCGCTCCAGCCGGTCGGCCGTCTGTCGGAGTACCTGCACGAGCAGGGCGGCCTCCGTTGGCGAAGGACCCTCCGACGTGGCGTAGTAGCGGTCGTGGGCGCCGACGAAGGCCCGTCCGGCCTCGAGGGCCTGCATGCGGGCGTGGACCTCGGCGTCCAGGGCGGAGTGGAGAGCGCCCAGCGCCTCCTTCAAGTCCGCGAAGGTTGTTGCCGCCATGAGGTAGTCTCCCGGTGTAGCGCCGTACCTGTCACAGGGTAGCCTGGCAGTCCAGTATGCCACAGTTGCCGTAGAAGTCGGCGCGCAGTTGGGGGACCTGAATCGCCATCACCTTGAAGTTCAACTGCATGCCGCCCATCGTCTCCCACTGCACCGTCGTGATGTCCATGCCGTTAACGGCCCGGCAGACGTCGGCGGTCATCTGCACCATGATGAGGCGGAACGGGAACGCCGTCAGGATGTTGGCGGGGTCGCCGGTTGCCGACGCGCGCGAGGAGAGGAAGTCGAGGCGTCTTACGTCGGTGACGCCCTCGATGGCCCGGAGGCGTTCGCGCAGCGTCTGCGTCGCGACGTTGCCGCCGGTCAGGATGTAGTCGTTGTCCATGTACTGGTCCCAGTCGTTGCTGTGGTAGAGTATGAAGGGACCGTAGAACTTGCCGAGGTAGAGCTGGTCGCGCATCGCCAGCACGTCCTTGAGCGTGTCGGCTGCGACCCAGCCGGTGCCGCTGCGGCCGGTGCCGGTGGGACGGTAGGCGTTGGTTTTCGTGAGGCGGGCCGGGAAGTTCGTGTAGCCGTAGACGGCGGAGGTGCGGCCGTAGCCACCGACCTGGGTCGAGTTGCCGCCGTAGGTGACACCGGTGTCGACGCCGATGAGGGTGCGCTCGATAGTCTCGGCGACACGGCGGCCGGCCGCCTCCGCCATGGTCGTGTCCAGCGGGGTACCGGAGTTGCGGGAGGCGGCCAGCTGGCGGGAGGCGAAGGAGAAGTCGGAGTGCGTGATGGGCAGCGGCAGACCCTCGAGTTGGAACTTCGGCGCGTCCCGGCGGCCCTCGGAGAGGCCGTCCATATCGACGATCGCCTCGCCGGGGTCGGACATGGTCTCGTATTCGAGGATCATCTTCGCCATGGCGTTGAAGCCACCGAAGGAGTTGGTCGAGGCAAGGTCGGCCCAGGCCCGCATGCGGAAGCGGGCCGCCCGCAGGACGACGCGGTCCAGCTCGATCCACTCCTCCTTGCGCAGGGAGGTGGCGTTGAAGACGGGGGCGTTGATGCCGTTGGCCTGCAGGTCGCTGATGCGTCGCTTCTCGAGGACCGGGACGGCGCGCCGGGTCTTCGGGTCCACACGGACCTGGCCGGTGTTGACGGTCACACAGGGGATGCCGCGGTCGTCGACGTAGGGCCGCATCAGGCCGGGGTCGTAGCGGACGCCACTCATCCGCTCCGCCACCTCGCCGCTCGCCATCCCGTTGATGATGTAGTCCTGAACGAACATCTGTGAGGGTCTCCTTAGCAGGAGTGCAGTTCTAGAGGGAAATGGCCCCCCGCCCCTTAGTAGGGAAGCGGGGGGCCACAGCCCGGAGGGCCGTACCTCCGGACCTGGGACGGCGTCACGCCTGGTTGCCGAGGTACTTCACCCAGTGCAGGGTGTCGGCCTTGATCGGCTCCGACGGGTGCTCCAGCAGCTGGAACGGTGCCGAGGCGAGGGCACCGGCCGCCATCAGTTCGCCGGTGCCGGCCTCGATCGCCAGCAGGTCGCCGATGTTGACGATGCCGGCGGTGCCGGTGCCCACCGTCTCCCGGATGACCATGTTGAACTCCTCGCCGGCCTGGGGCCAGTAGATGAATCCCTGCGTGCCAGAGACGTAGGCGTCCAGCTCGGTCTTGCCCTGGAGCCGGTCCTTCTCGGCGATGACCACCGGACCCTTGCTACCGTTGGCCCTCGTCACCAGGCGGTAGGTGAAGCGGCCGTTGATCGGAAGCGTTGCCGGCACGATCTCCAGGCAGGTTCCGGGCTTGGGGGTGCCGGAGATGACGCACTCCTCCCTCACCCCGCGCGGGTAGGCGCTGACAATGATCTCAGTCCCCTTCATGTTGTCTCCTTGATTGTCCCCGTCCCAGGCGGGGGTTGGGTTCGAGGGACGGGCATCGACCAACCACACCATGCACTCGAAGGCAGGCCGAGCCCGTCCCAATGCGCACGCGGCGGGTACTAGCAACGCCCGCCTCAGCCGGAGGCAGCGTCAGCCTCCTTGCCGTACTCCATCCGTGGCAGGTCGAGGAAGTCGGCGCGGTCCTCCGGCGTCTGTCGGTTGAAGATGGCACCACCGGAGCCGCCGAAGTAGAGCGGGTCCCGTGCCCCGACGCCGCTGAAGAGGGGCCGCGGCGGGCGACCCGCGCTCGCCTCCGACGGCAGGGTGCGGGCGAATAGCTCAAGCTCGTCTGTGGACTTGGCGGCGTAGTTCTGCACCATGGCCCGTCGCAGGCGCGGGTCTTCGATACGGGAGGTGAGACGCTGGATGAGGGCCTGCCGCTTCTCCGCCACCAGGCGGCCGGCGTACTCGATGTTGGCAACGGCGGCCTGGTCCTCCGGGTGGTCGGAGCGGCGCAGCATGTCCACCAGGGACAGGTTCCCGGTCGGCGTGGCGCTGGCCGGGTTCCGCTTGGCGGGCACGCCGCGCTGCGCTTTCTCCGGAAAGTCGTCATCGTCGTCCTGGTAGTCGCTCGAGGACTCGGAGGGGTCGTAGTTCTCCCCCTCGACACCGCCGGCGCGGAGGTCGCCGGGACCACCGTCGACCGTGTCGGCGTTGCTGCCCTCGGCCTTGGCGTTCCGGGCCATACCGGCCAGGAACCGTAGTTGTCCGTTGCTCATCGCCTCCAACTGATCCCGCGAGTTCTCCCAGCAGGAGCAGTTGGTGACGAGGAACTCGATCGTGGTGTCGCGGTTGAACCGGGACATTCTCACTGCTCCTCTGTTGGTGACACGCCCACGGTTGCCCGTAGGCTTCGATTTCTTGCCGCCACCCAGTTGCTTGGCCCTATCGAAGTAGCGCTTGGCCTCGCCCTGATGAAAAGCTTTCTCCGTCTTGTCGTCCGTGGACTTCATCGCCGCCCAGTGCGCCTTGCCGGCGGCATGCTGAGTATCGGCATCGACCGCATGGTGAGGAGAGTCAGCCTTCACGCCGGCCCAGAACGCATCGTGACCCTGCGGCGTGTCTGCGTGCCCACTGTCCTTGACCAGGTCGATGCCCTCGCCGCCGTGGTCGCCGGCGCCATGATCGCCGTGATCTCCAAGATCGAAGTCGACACCCCCGTGCGCTTCGGCCGCCCTGGCGTGTTCGCTCTGCCGGTCCCGGTGGGCCGCCGCCAGCTTGTCGTGTGCCGCCGCCACCTTCTCGTTGCCGGCCTCCCGGGCGGCCTTGGCGTGGGCCTCGTGGGTCTGGGCCGCGGTCGAGTGGGCCTGGACCGCGTCCGCATGAGAGTTGTAGTCGTTGGCCTTACCGGAGGCAGCCGCGGCGGCACGGCTGACGGCACCTCCTTTACAGGGGCCAGGCACCTTCGATCCGGGGCCGCCGCAATTGGCAGTGATGAGACGGGACAGAGCGGGAGGTGGCATCCGTGACCACCACTCCGCCTCGAAGTCCGTCATGCTTGATCGACGTGCGATAGTCACGAGTTGCCTCCTCCACTGCCGGAAATCGGCGTTGGTCACCTCCTCGCCCTCCCCCTCACCGTCCTCCTCGCCGTCCTCCTCGTCCTGGTTCGCGATCCTGGCGTTCCCCGTGGCAGCCTCGGCGGCCTTCGGTTTCTTGCCCTTGCCCTTCTTCTTTTGCGCCTTCCTCTCGGCCGCCGCCAGGGGGCCGGCGACGTCCTTACCCGTTGTCGCCGGCATGGTGTGGCGAGCCCCTCCCCCGGTGTGCTGGCCGTGGGCCCAGGCGTGAGCGATCTCCGGCTCGTGCACCCACAGGTAGCGGCGCTGCTGTTCGGAGACGAAGGGGTTGACAACGTAGCAGTGGTTACCCTCCTCGTTGGCGACGGCCGCACCGGCCGGGGAGCGGAGGACGAAGACGTTGTGGATCGGGGTCCAGTCCCAGTAGCAGTTGTGCGCCGGGCCTTTGCCCGTCGGCAGGCCCAGCTGCGACTTCAGCTCGTCGGCCGACATGCCACGTTTCGCGGCCTCCTCCTCGATGGCCTCGTCCGGGCTGGATATCGACCCCACATCCTCCGGCTGCCCGGAGGTGCCTCCCTGTGGCTGGCCTGCGGCGTGGCCGGCGGCAGCGGCAGCGCCGGTCTGCCGGGGGGAGGAGCCCTTGGTAGGAAGGAACTGGCCCGTCTCTACATGCCGGGACTGGAACGGCGCCGCGTTTTCGACTGCCTCGCCGCAGTGCGGGCACTTCGTAGCCGAGGGGGACACGACCATGTTGCAGCCAGGACAGTGGCGGGCGTTCCCCACCCCCTCCTCGCACTCCTCGCACTCCTCGCTGTAGAGGTCGTCCTCGCACTCCTCATCGCAGTCCTGGTTCGAGGTGGGGCAGTCGCTCCCCTTGCCACCCCTGCCCTTGCGGCCGCCCTTACCGCCACCGCCACGGCCGTTCCTGCCGCTACCGTCGCCATTACCATCGTTGTAGCCACAGTCCTGGCAGGTGCCGTTCCTCATACTGCCACCACACTCGGGGCAGGCGGCAGCGGCATCGGCACGGCTAGAGGTGGCGTTGGCCGTGTGGCCCCCCAGTCCGAGCAGGCCGCCGAGGGAGTGGAAGAAGCGGCTGAAGACGTTGCCTGTAGGCCCCCGCGGGGCAGCTCCTGGAGGAAATCTAGTGCCACCGGCCTGCAGTGGTTCGGCGACGCCACCGGTGACCTCCATGTCGTTGCGGCCGAAGGGCCGGACGGGGGCGCCGGGCGGCTGCGCGGAGGGCACCGACAGCGGTGTCTTGACGTTGGCGCCACAGTTGGGGCAGCGACCGTCCTCGATATGAGCTTCGGCGAGCTGAGCCCCGCAAGCGGGACATTGCATCGGTGGTACTCCTTGTCCCGGGGGATGAGTGGTGCGGCGGGCACGGTTCATCGACGGCGCACGGCCGCCCTTGGGGCGTCCCTTGGGTCAGGTCGGGCATTGCGGGTCGTCGGCGTTGCGCACGCCCACCCGAGAGCGGTGTGAGGCGGCTGCCGCCAGGTGCTGTCGCATCGCCTCCAGGTGGTCGCTCTGGGCGTCCGGGTTGCCCGTCTCCCCGGCAGCGACGCTGGCTTCCCGGTGAGAGGCAACGGCGTTCTGATGAGAGAGCATCGCCCGTCCGTGACCGCCGGCGGCAGCGAACGACGCCATGGACGCTTTCTCGGCGCGGGCGGAGGAAGTGCGGGCGGCGTCGGCAACGGATTGGGAGTCCGGGTTGCTCTTGGAGGAGGCGGAGGCAGCGTAAGCAGATGCCTTGGAGGCGGAGGCGAGGGCAGGGTCACCACCGGCGAAGCGGCCGCGCTCGTCCCGGTCAGCGGCGTTGGCGGCCTGGCACTTCCCGCAGGTGCCGCCGCAGGCGCAGTTGGTCGTGGAAGAGTTCTCCGTGGCTCCTTTCAGACGGGCAGCTTTCTTGTGCTCTTTAGCCGCCGTCCTGTGCGTCCCTGCCTGACCCTCGTGGTCGCGTACCCGGGCCAGTTCCTCGACGCTGAGCCTGCCCGTATTCTTGTGGATAATAGCGTTGGCGGCCGCGTCATTCGCCCTGGCTGCCGCCTTGTGCAAGGCCGCGGCCTCAAGATGATCGTCCCCGCTCATCCGGGCGAGTTTCTTCTTGTCGGCCTCGGACCGGAACGGGTTGAAGCCCGGTGTAGGGTGCTTGTTCGCCTTGGCGGAGGCTTGCCTGGCCCTCTTGGCGGCCTCCCGGGCGGCATCAGACCAGACGTTAGCGGTAGGGCCGCCCTTGTTCACCAGCACGCCACAGCCGTCGCGTATCGAGCAGGCACCGACCTGGTCGGGAAGGATTGCCAGGTGGTCCGGCCGGTAGTTCCTGGCGATATGCGTGTAACCACGGCCATTGAAGTGAGCGTTCATCGGGGCTTCCTCGTTGTCGGTGAAGAGGCCGGTGCTCAGCTCGATAGGGCGACCTTTGAGGAGGCGGGGAAGGATGCGGGCGATGGAGGGGAGGGCATTGTCGACGGCGCTGAGCTTGGCCTCGTCGAACCACAACTCGTGGCCGAGGCGGCCGCCGTTGAGGATGCGTGACTGACGAAGGTAGCCGACCCCCTGCTGGTCGTAGATGCCAGGGTCGGAGGCGGAGACGTGCAGGCCATCCTGCATCGGGTGGTAGACGACGATGGGCGTGCCGTCCCAGGCGGTGACGTTCCGGGCGATCTCGTCGGGCGGGTAGTAGAGCGCCCCCTTCGAGCCGCTGAGAACGCCAGGGACGATGCTGACGGCCGGTGCGACGAGAAAGGTCTTGCCGTCGTGGGATTCACGACGAACGCGCCCGACCAGGTTAGCGACCAGCTCGAGGTAAGACATCGGGAACGCCGTGCCCTTGGCTGAGGCTGTAACGTCCACATACCATACCGGAAAGCGGGGTGCCTGGTCTAGAGCCGGCCGGACGAGGGTTAGACCATCAACTCAGCACCGGGTCTGGCGATGGCAATGGCGGTGACGCCGTGCATCACCCATAATCGTGCACCAGCCGCGCCCGCCTTCATTCGCCGCGGTTGATCAGGCGCTCCATCTGATAGTAGCAGGTCCCGTTCCTGCGGATGGAGATCACGTCGAGACCCTGGCGGCGTATCCTCGTCCTGGTGCGGCTGATTAGCATGTGCAGTGCGGCGTCGTTGCTCAGCTCGTCCCAGAGGCATCCCCGCAGCTCCCCCAGGGTGTGCGGCAGCCAGTCCGACAGCTTGTCGTAGAGCCTCTGCTGGGACGGAGTCAGTCCGTCTATCACAGGCATGGTTAGGCCCCCCGATCTGAGAATTCCCCCCGCCATCTCCCCTGACTTCCCCCCGGCTGCTCCGTGCCTCTCCCGGCTATTCCTTACCCTTCGCCGGCGTCCCCTCCTCGTAATCCGAGCCGTGGGCGGTCGCCAGGTAGACCTCCTCGCCACGGTTGAACGCCGCCAGCCTCTCGGCATTTATCTCGCTCTCCCTCAGCGAGGCCGGCTCGCCGTGCATGCCGAGGACAACCTTCGCGAGCTCCTCGGCAGTGGTGACACCACGTATCCGGGACGGGGGAACCCCGTACGCCGTGGCCGTAGCCTGGATGCCGCGGGAGGCAACGTCGCGGATAACGTCGGCCTCGGTGATCTCACTGCGGTCCACCGTCGCTGGCTCCGGCGCCTCCGGCTCCCAGGTGTCCGGGTCCGGGAACCCGCCCCGCGGCCGGGGGATGTCCTCGACCACCAGGCCCGGCACGGCGGCCGGTCCGCCCCAGGCAGCGTCGATCTCTGCATCAGTCAGGCGCTTGCCGGTGGCCGGGTTGAGTTCATGGCCGCTGTCGTCGTAGTACCGGTCGATGTCGGTCGGCTTCTGATCGTTGCGAAGCGCCCACTCCTTCGCCCGCGCCGCCAGCTGGCGGACGTTCGGCGGCAGGCGCCGGAAGGCACGGCTCCTTAAGAGGGTGAGGCTGAGGGGCCGGTCGCCGGTCTGCCTCCGGTCCGGCGGGAGGTTCTCCTGGAAGTAGGGCGTGTGGCTATAGGTGTTCAGGCCGAACTTACTGTAGTAGATGGTCATCGGTGTACCTCGCAGTTAGCTAAGCCACTCTCACGGGATGGTGTACCCCCGCGCCGGTGCCTTGTTCTGGACGGTGCAGATGCTGCGGTTCAGGATGACGTAGAACCCCTTGCCGTAGGAGCCGTGGATCATCGACTTGCCGTCCTGGTAGATGGCATCGTACCCCGCCAGGGCCGCCTGCACGCCGCGCCACTGCTCCTCGCGGGTACCGCTACCCTGTACGTTCGGCTTGAAGTCGGGCGGGCACCTCGGCACCATTCTCTCCAGGTCCGACACGTTGATGACCTTGGCCGTCTTGGGGAGGGCTATGCGTATCACCTCGCCGCCGCCCGCGCTCCCGTACTGGCCCGCGTAGCTAGACGCCACGTTGGCGGTACGCATAGGGTCCCTCGCTACATCGGCCTTGGTGGTACTGTCGGTGTAGGTCCCCGCGCCGAAGATCCCCCAGCCGCTGTAGTGCTCGCCGGTCCTGAACTCGTCGGCCAGCTGAGCGGCGGTCCGGGCACCACGTCCCCAGCCAACGTCCTTCACCCCCCGCAGCACCTCGGTATGAGTGCCCTGCGCCATGAGTGCGTCGAAGGCGGCCTTCGTCACGACCTTCGGCTGGTCGTTGAAGCCACGGAGATTCTGCACGGCCTGGAGCGTGGAGCACCCCGGCGTCGTGCCGGCGGCTGCGTGCCTGGCGTTGTGGGCGGCCTCGGCCGGCCCCATCGCTTCCAGGAACTTCTTGAGGGGCTCACTGCCGGTACCGGTGGCCGGCGTGTCGAGCTTGGGCGGGTGCACGGTCATCAGCTGGGCCAGGTCGTCGGTGCGGTGCAGGAGCTTCGCCGCCTCCTCGGGGGTAACGAGATTGACCCTGTCCGACTCCGCCGCCGGCTTGCCCGTCGCCTGGCTGATGATATGCGGCTCGACCTTGGCGCCCCACGGCGCACCACCGATACGGCGGCCGACGTAGAGGCGGCCGTTAACGCCGTTGTTAGAGTCCCTGAAGTCCCCGACGTGGCCGGTGATCTCGACCTGGAGACCGGTCTCCTCCCACACCTCCTTCAGGGCATTCTGCTGGTTCGTGAGGCCCGGCTCGACGGTGCCACCGGGCATGGTGTACCTGCGGTTGCCGTAGGCGTTGGTGGGCTGGGCGATCCAGACACGCCCGTCGTCCTCCTGGATAAGGACACCGACCCGGCCGATAGGCTTGACAGGGGGCGGCTCGCCGACGTCGACGTCCTTGGTATGCTCCCAGAACTTTTTCGGTGCGGTACCGAAGTCCACGCCGTTGAGGGTGCCGGGCTGGGCCTTGCCGGTCTCCCACTCCGTGTTGGCCTGCATGGGAACGACAGGCAGCTTGGAGGCGGCGGGTCCCGGTGCCCCGGGGGCAGCGGTACCAGCGCCCGCAGCGGTACCAGCGCCCGCAGCGGTACCAGCGCCCGCAGCGGCAGCGGCGCCCGCAGCGGCAGCGGCAGCGGCCGCACTGCCCTTCGCCACCGGCAGGACGTGACCCGGCGGCGGCGTGTCTGGTACCGACTTGCCCTTGAAGGTGATTGCGGGGGCGTAGGTCACGGAGCGGCCCTGGGCGCCGGACACGGCCTTGGCCACGATTTGGGTGCCAGGAGGCAAAATGGCCGCCATCTTGGCTAGCTTCGGCGGCGCCGTCGGATGGGGCGTGAACGGTACCAGCAGCCTGCCGCCCTGCAGGCCGTTCGGATTCAGGAAGGCGATTTTCTGCAGGTCCAGGAGCGTCATCTTGGACCCGTACATGTGCCCCTCGATGTACGCCATCAGGCCGTCGAGGGTGCCGAGGTCGTGGATGGGGGCACCGGAGGCGGTGACGGCGGGTGCCGCCTTAAGCGGTTTCCTGCCTGCGCCCGCAGCGGCCCCGGCCCCGGCCTGCGGCGGACAGGTGTTGACCCGTCCCCCGCCCGGTCCGGTGGGGCAGAAGGCGTTGGTGGTAGAGTCGACAAGGCTCGGGTCGCTGATCGCCATCCACAGTTCGGCGGCGGAGACGGGAGGGGCGTCGGTAGTGAAGCCCGGGTCGTCGGTGAAGCGCTCGGAGGTCGGGTAGGTCGTCTCAGGCATGAGGACCTCGCAAGTAAGTAGGAGGCAGCTGGTCTAGCTCGATGTGGTAGGTGTCGCCTTCCTTGCGGATCGACCGGGGGCGGAAGGTCGCCTCGTGGTGCAGAAGCGCCTCCTTTTCAAAGGGCGTGCGTGAGGCAGGTATCGTGTCGAGCAGGTGAGTAGCGTTGACCGTTAGGTGCACGTTGAACATTGACATTTGAGAGGGCTTTGGTCCGGGCACGGTAGACAGCCACCCGCCCATCTTGAGGGGCTCACCGGCCTTGCCGGCACTGACGACCGACTGCAAGAAGCCGTGGAGCTTGTCGCCGGACAGGTTCAACCCCCGGTGCACGGTGATAGGAGAGTGCACAGGGACCTTGGAGAAGGCCGAATCGAGGGCGTCGTGGACAGCGGCCAGGCGCGGCGGCGGCGAGCCGGTCGAGCGCAAGGTGGAGTTCAGCTCCTTGTATTCGGTGGAGGTGTAAACGGCGACGGCGCCCTTTTCGGCGGGGGTCAGAGTAGCAGGCCAGGTCGAGGCGGGCAGATCCGGGTTGCCAGGTCGGTCCTCCGACCTGGCGTAGACCGTGGGGTTCACCTGCCCCGGCTTGGCAGTGGGCGTCGGCGTCGGCGCTGCCGCTGCCCCCTTCCCCCCAGGAGACTTACCGGCCAAGGTATCGCGGATCTCCGCTGCCCGGGCGGTACTGATAACGTGGAGGCTCCCCGTTATCATGCCCTGGGCCTTGGCCGCCTTGACCTCCTCCGGGCGCAGCAGGGAGATGGCAGGGCCGTTGGGGCCGGGCTTGACCGAGGGGACCGGGGGCCTGGCAGCCCGTTTTGTACCTCTTGTCCCTTGCCTAGCTGGCTGCCTGCTCTCGGTCCCCCCGGGCGTTGCAGTAGCGGCACCTCCTTTCGGGCAGTCCGGCTTGACGCCACCGCCAGGGCCGGTGGGGCAGAAGGCGTTGGTGGCAGGTTCGTCATCCGCCGGCGCGTCCGGGTCACGGATGAGGTCGGCATGCCGACCGTCCTTGCCGACCAGCTTGCGGTGGAAGATGTCCGGTAGCAGTCCCATGGTAGCGCCTACGTTCGTGGTAGCCTTGGGCCCCCTGGTCCTCTTACGGGCGGGAGCGCTAACTCCGGGGCGGCCGGCCGTGCCGCCTTTACCACCGGCCGTGCCGAAGTCCCCACCGGTGGCGGCAGCCCTGGCGGCAGGACCGCGGAACTGGCTGCCGGAGGTGGTGCCGATTAGATTCCGCTTCTCCCAGTAGGCCCAGCACTTGGGGAATACAATGCGGACGGTGTCGTGGTCGCCGGTCATGAGGAAGCGGTGGAACTCGGCGAACCCCTCGGAAGGGTCCGTACGGGCGTAGTTGGAAAGGGCGCCGCTACCGTCGGGGGCGGTGGTGTCTATCTCAGACTTCCAGGCCGCCCTCCATGCCTTGCTGTCCGAGTGCACGGAGTCCTTACCGTCGATGGCGTGTCCCAGCTCGTGGGCAAACACCCCTTCCAGGGTCTCGCCGTGTTTCTCCGTGGCACCGTCCAGGTGCATGTGCCCGTCGTTGGGGTCGTAGAAGCCCGCAACCAGATAGCCCTTCGGTGCCCTCGCGCCGTTGACGTTCTCCCAGGCCCCCGTCACGGCCTTGGGGTCCTGGTAGAAGTTGACCTTCGGCATCTCGGCGCGGACGGCCCTACGGGCGGCCGGCGGCAGTCGGTCAAGGATGCCGTGGACGGCACGAAGTCGCTTTGCGGCAGAGGCCGGGCTGCCGCCGTGGACCTTGACCCTGACACCCTTGAAGCCCGGCGGGGGAGCGGGGAGCGTGCCAGGTCCGCCGGCACCGGCACCGGCCCACCGACCCCAGCTGTCGCGCGGCTGGTCCGGGTTGTAGTTCGCCAGGACCGCGGCGGTGCCGAGGCGACGCGTGATAGGCCACGGGTAGGCACGGGCCGGGTAGAGGGCATTAAGGATAGACTTGGGGCGTTTCGGGGAGACGCCCACGTCGCCCGGGTCCAGGTCGGCGTCCTTGAGGGCAGCGTCGATGCCGGTCTTGGTAGAGACCTGGTCCTCGTCGTCCTCCCCGACGTTGGCCGGCAGCCATGCACATCGGCAGTTCGGATGCCGCGGCAGCAGCCCCTTGGCCTCGTCTAGCTTGAGGACCACGCCCTCAAGGGAAGCGCACAGCTCGCAGACCTTGCCGTCGCCCGCCGTGCTCCACTCCACGGCCACGCCGACTTCCTCGACGCCGAGATTCTCCAGCGCCTGCAGCTGGCCCTCCGAGTGGGCACGGATGATCTCCGTGCGGGCCACGGTCTCAGCCCTGGCCTGAGAGAAGTCCAGGTTCCCCTCCAGGTCGTCGGCGATGTCATGGGGGGAGGCACCACGGACAAGGCCGTCCACGAGGGTGCGGCTCATGCGGTTGGACATGTCGTCGGTGACGTTCTCCATCTCGTCGAAGGAGCGGGCCGCCAGGAGCTTGACCTTCTCCTTAGCAACGGGCTGGGCGAAGGAGTCACGCAGGAACTGCTCGCGGGTGCCGTCGTAGAAGTCCAGCTTATCGGCGAGGGCGGCCTGGAATGCCTTCGACTTGCTAACATCGTCGAAGGCCCGGCCGGCGCCCTTCGCGAAGCCGGACCGGATGTAGGCATCCCAGGCCTCCTCCTCGTCATCGGAGGTGAGCAGTTCGCTCATCTGCCCGGCCAGCCACTTCTGGAACGCCTCCAGCTTCTCGTGGTCGTACAGGTCCGTCCACTCCGCGGCATTGGCGGCCGGGGCCTGCAGGTGTCCCGCCAGCCAGTCGTAGGTTGGAGGGGTGCCCAGCTCCGGCACGGCCTTATGCAGGGCACGGAAGTAGGCGTCGGCCAGTTCGACCAACTGGTCGCTTGTAAGGGCAGCGTTGGTCGTGCCACGCATCTTGCGAACGGCGGCGCGGGCACCGCGGAAGGCCAGGGCCAGAACGTGGGAGCCGATGAAGGTCAGCTGGCCGGCACTGAGGGGGATGCCGAACTGAGCGAGGGGCTGGGCCTGCGACTTGCCGCCGGCGTAGTAGATCCGCTGCGTATCCTCGATGGTGTCCAGGATATCAGGGGCCAGGGCCGCCACGTGCAATCGCACGCCGGTACGGTGGAGGGCGTCCCGAACGGCACCGACGGCGGAGGCGATCTTGCCGAATAGGGAGCGCGGGACGCCGGCCCCAGACAGCTCGGCATCAGAGTGACGCTCCTCCGTGTCCTCCCCCCCGGCCGGCTCCCTGGAGGAAATAGATGATGGTGCCGTGGAACCGCCGCCTCCACTACCGAAGCGACCGTGTTCGTCCCGTGGCTGGTCCGGGTCCCAGTTGAGGATACTGGGGGAGGTCGGGTCGAAGGTGCCCTTGTTGCCGGAGGCGGACTTGACCTGCTGCGGCCGGAAGGCGATGTAAGCTGTTTGCGAAGTCTTGCCCTTCTCCATCGGGGCCGTGTCGGTGTAGACGATACCGTCGTAGCCCTGGGACTGGAGGATCTCCTTGTAGCGGTCGACTAAATGCTGCTTCTCGTGCGGCTTGAGCATCATACCGGCGCTGTCGTAGTTGCGCATGAAGCCGGCGACCGGGTGCTCGCCGGGGACCGCGTACTTGGAGTGAACGTCGTGTGCCGCCAGGCCGTTGTACTCGTGACCGCCGATCGACTCACCCCTGCCGAGGCGGTCGAAGATCTCGCCTGCCTGCCCGGCGGTCAGCATGCGGGAGCGCTGAGCCCAGGCGGTGAAGAGTTCCTTGTCATGCGGCATCACCGTGTTCATGATGTCACGGTTGATGGCCGTGGCATCGTGCTCTAGCTCGCCGGTGGCGGGGACGATGCGCTGCGGGGCAACACGCGGATTCTGCAGGGACAGGTAGACCGGCAGGAGGCGGCCACCCTCGGCGACGCCCGGGTCACGGTCCCAACCGCCGCGCTCCTGCACGAAGGACTCGGCAAGGGTCGGGTCCTCGGCGAAGTGAGCCCCCAGCATCTCGTCCAGGTTGCTGTGCGGGTCGACCTCGTGGCCGAACTTGAAGGTGTCGAAGTCGGCGGTCGTGCCGTGGTAGACGACGCGCGGGCTGCCGTCCTCGTGGGTGACGGTGCTGTCCTTGAACCAGGCCCTGAAGGCCGGCGTCGAGGTCTGCGCTACGGCAGTAGGGGCGGTGTCGCCGCTGCCGCTGCCGAAGCGACCTCGGCGGTCACGCGGCTGGTCGGGGTGGTAGTTCACCGTCAGCTGGCGGCGGCGGGTCTCCTCCCCCAGGGCATTGAGGCGGTCGGCGTCCTCCCGCCACCACGCCAGCTCCGGGTCGTCCGGGTCGGGTGGCCTGCCTGCTGCGGCGCTGAGGGCGGCAGCGGCCAGGGCGGCGGCAGGGATGTGGGACGTCCGGGCGTTCGTCGTCCCCGTGTCCGCGTTCGCCGTCCAGATGCGGGCACCCTGCGTGGCACCGGCCTTGACGTGCGGCGGGCAGGCCATACACATGGCGGCGACCGATGCCGCGTAGTCGCGCAGCTCGTGCCGGTCGATGCCGGGGTCGGGGATGTGGTCGATCTGCCGTGGCGTGCCGCGGTTCTCCAGGAAGACGAAGGAGGCGTTGGGGTTGTCCTTATGCTGGTCGTGGAAGGTCCGCATGTTGCTAGCACCGATCACGTAGCTGTCGGCGAACACGGAGGCGTCGACCATGCGGCCGTCATTCGGGTCCTGCGCCCTCTTGAGGACACCGCGGTCCGGGTGACCCCACTGCGTCACCGGGTCGGCGTCCACGTAGACGTAGTTGACGCGCAGGCCGCGGGCTTCGGCCTCCCGCTGGATCCAGGGATTCTCCGTCGCGTTCTGGTCACCGGCGCTGTCCCAGACGGCATGGGAGCGGGACTTGAGGGCCAGGGCCTCCGGGACGTTCTTGAGTGCGAAGCCCTTGCCGGCCCCGCAGCCACCGACGGTCACCAGGATCTCCTGGCCCGGCTCCATGGTATCCAGGTGCTGGAGGAAGGCCCGCTTCGCGATGGCGTTGGCGGTCTGATGGAGGGCGTTGTTGAGCGTGGCCCGGTTGACGCTGCGCTCGGCTGGGTCCGGGTGGGACCACTCCTCGGTCAGGACCTTGCTATCGTCGGTGGCGAAGGTCGGCGGCGGCTTCTGGGAGGTTACAAGGGAGCGGTAGTTGGCCGCCACCTTATCCGGGTCTGCCTCGTAGGCGCGGATGAAGGACTGCTCCACCTCCCGCTCCCTAGGGGAGAGGTTAGGCAGGGCCGGGATTGGCGGCGGCGGTGGCACGGCGTTGCCGGGCACGCCCACGCGGGCCGTGTCAGTGATGCCGTCGCCGTCGCTGTCCTTCTCGACGTTCGGGGCCTGGCGGGCACGGGGGATGGCCGGCACGGGTGGGGGCGAGGGCGGAAGCGGGGCCAGGGCGGCGCCGCTGCCCTTCGTCCAGCGGCCGCCGTGACCACGAGGCTGGGACGGGTCGTAATTTCCCATGGGCTCGGGCGCGGAGACGACGGCGCCCCAGTGGTCGAGAATGCTACCGTCAGCGTCGGTGTCGTGCCAGAGGCTGTCGAAGCGGTCCTCCTCGATCATCTTTCTTCCAGGGGCCTGGATGCCGCCGGCAGGCGGGTGCACGGCGGGGTCCTGCACGAACACGTAGCCGTGGTCGACGCCGATGACGACCAGGTAGTGGCCGTTGGAGACGGAGGAGGGCGTCGGGACGCTAGGGCCCCAGTCCTGCACGGCAACGATGACCGGGAGACCGGCGCTCGTGTGCCGCTTCAGATCGTCCAGGGTCATGCCGGTGCCGGCCCGGACGCCGAGGCCCAGGGAGCGCAGGTAGGCGACGAGCGGGACGACGTCGGTGCCGTCCCTCTTGTCCGTGTCCAGCAGGGACTTCCACTCGGTGATCGACTCCGGGCCGACACCGAAGTAACGGCCGACGCTCATGGCGGCAGCGGCCCCGCAGCTGTAGGAGTCGTGCTGACGGACGTCCGGTACCTCGACCAGGGCGTTGACGGCGAGGTAGGCAAGGCGGCCGTCGTGGAGGAAGGAGCGGTAGACGGCGGTACCAGCGCGGGCTCCCTGACCTGCGTTCGTGGCATAGTCCGCAAGAGGGAAGGAGCGGAGTAGGCTGACGGCGTCGCGCACGGGGAGGCCGACACGTAGGACGGGGAGTGGGGTGGTGGGGTCCGATTGCCAGGCCCGCACCCACCGGTGCGTGCCGTCAAGGACGTAGTTGTCCTGGCTGACGATGATAGGGTCATCGAGGACCCCGTCCCCCATGGCATCGACCTTCGACTGCTTGAAGCGGGACTGCGTCGGGGCGAGGGAGTCGGCCGCTGCGGTAGCGTGGGCGGCAGGGACGCCCCGCCCCCGCAGCCACGTCTCCAGGCGCGGCAGGTCGGAGGCGGCGATCTGTGGCATCTGCTCGCGCGGGATCTCGATACCGATGCCGGGGCCGTAGAGACCGGTCTCGTCGCGGATCTGCCCGGGGTTGTTCGTCGTCGGGGTCGTGAGAACGGTGGGCTCCGGTCGGGGCTGGTCCTTTAGCCCCAGTGCGTCGCCTTCGCCGATGTGCTTGACGATGCGGCCCTTTAGCAGGGCGAAGCGTTTACGCAGGCGGGCGACGAAGGCACGCCGGAGCGTCGAGGTGCGGGTCGGGTCGTACTTGTTCGGGGAGATGCCACGGCGCGGGCCACGGTTGGCGGTGAGACGACGCTTGTTAGCGGCGATCCGACGACGGCGACCACGACCACCGCCCTTACCCCCTTTGCGGGAGGGGAGGGAGCGCCCCTTCGTGTGGCGCTCCCACTCGGCGCAGTCCCAGTTCGGGTCGTGGGCCGCGTAGCAGGCGCGGCGCTGGGCCTCACTCACGAAGGGGTTGACGGTGATGGTCAGCGGGTCGGTCAGGTCGTCCATGGCTGGGTCTCGTCCTTAGAGCGGCGCCGGCTTCGGGCCGGGCGTGCCGGGCTGCAGTTGGATGACGGTCGCCTGGCCGCCAACCACCTGCACATCCAGGAGGCCGATGATGTTGGTGACACCGGCCCCCAGGTCGGCGTCGGCCGTGACCCGGACCTGGCTGGTGCCGACCGGCCCCTTGGCGGCGATAACGGCGGACAGGCCGTCCGGGGACGGGTTGAGGGTGACCTTCGTCACGTCGGTCGCCTCCCAGGTAGGGGTGCCATCGACGGGGGCGGGGTTGCCGTGCGCGTCGGTGATGACCAGCGACACGTCAACCTGCTGGTCAGCGGTGAGTGTGAACGCCATGTGTAGGGTCTCCTGCGGGTGGTGCCTCGAACGGGGCTGGCCGATGGACAGCCGGATCATTGATTTCCCTCGGTCTCGGTAACAGTGCGGGCCTCCCCGGCGACAGCGCGGGCCAGAGTGGCACGCTGGTCGGCCTCGGCGTGCTCGGCATCGACGAGCGCCTCGACGGCGGCCGCCAGCCGGCCCAGGCCGCGCTCGAGGGCGTCGACCAGTGGCGTCAGGTCGAGCGTGGCCGCGTTGACGACGAGCTCGGCGCGGAGCTGGTTTCTCAGGGCATCCACCTGCTCCCTCAGCACGCGGCCGGCCGCCCGCATGACGGCACGCTGCTGGTCAGTGGTCATCGGTGCTTCGTGTCGGGTCACCTCATGGCCCTCCTCATCTCGTTCGCCAGCAAGTCCTCGGTGGTGGTGGAGGGGCGCTCGTTGGTGGCGGGCTCCTCCTCCGGCTCCATGCCGGGCGGCGCCGGCTTGCCGAAGTTCGGTGCCCGCCCCCACGGAGCGGCGCCGCCCTTGGGGGTCGTGGCGGTGGCGGCCCCTCCCTCTCCCGCGCCGCCGCCACCGCCCTCGCCGCCGCCGCCACCGCCGCCGAATGCCGCCAGGCCTTTATCCAGCGACTTCTCCTTCAAGCCGGCGGTGCGATCGAAGCGACGGGCACCCTCCGCCTGCTGCGCTTGCGCCTGCGCGTCCCTGCGGGCGCGGTCCTCGAAGGCCTGGGTACCCTCCTGCGGGGCGGCCGGCCGGCCACCGATCTGGGCGGGCATCGTCATGGTCTCCTCCTCCTCGTGCGCCGCCGTGATGTTGTCGATAATGGAGCGGGCCTCCTCCTCATCCATCCGCAGGATGCGTGTGTAGAAGTCCATCGGTGTCATCATCGACTCGACGTTGCCGGACACGTAGGCGCCGATGGCCTGGGTGGCCTGCAAGGCAACGGCAGCCTTGTCCTTCTCCCCGAGGGAATCCAGGCTCGGCCACTCGATACTGTAGCCGCCCTTGGTCTGGACGCCGACGGGCTTGCCGGCCGCGTTGAGGATGAGAACGCGGCCGAAGGAGGTGACGGTACGGTAGCGACCGCGGCCGTCGGGGCCGTAGACGTTGGGGGCGACGGTGTGCCGGGCCTGTGCTCGGCGGTTGCCGGCGGGCGTGGAGGCGCCCTCCGTAGCACCAATACCGACGCCCTCCGCCCCCAGCGGGCCGCCTCCGGGGCCGCCCTCACTGCCCTTACCACCACCGGGGCCGCCTCCGGGTCCGCCTTCGGCACCGGGAGCGCCCTCGGCGCCGGCCGCTGCCTGCGCTTTCGGTAGCCACTTCCGCTCCTTCGTCGGCGCTGCCTTGCCCTTGCCCGGCTCCGGGAGGACGCCGAGGGAGATGAGGCGGTCGATGAAGGGGACGACGATCTTGGGCGTGGTGTAGCCGAGGTTGCGTTCCCGCAGTCGGTCGTTCCAAGCTGAGTCGTCCTGCGAGGACGCCAGTTCGCCGCGCTCGGAGCCCTTAAAGACCCGCACGGGGCAGCCGATCTTGATGCAGATGGCCTCCAGCTGGACCTGGATCTGCCCACCGGGGTCCACGATCTGCGGGGCCAGCTGCGAGGCAGACATGCCCATGAGGGCGATCCACCTCTGCAGACCGTTCTCCGCCTGCTCCATCATGTCGCGGATCGAGCCAAGGTCGATACGGACGTCGCCACCGAGTTGAGGGACCGTGCTGAAGACGGTCATCGGCATGCAGCCGCTACGCCAGTAGCCCTCGGCCGAACCGGAGTAGAGCTTTCGGAGGTCGAGCAGGCGGTTGAGGACGGGCCGCATGCGGGGGGCGGCGAACACGACACTGCTGCCGGCCGTGTGGTGGTTGTCGGCAAGGTGGATGATACGCGACCAGTGCACCCGAATCGTCGCCATCGGCAGGCCGACGCCGCTATGCAGCTCGCGCGGGTCGTTAAGCGTGACCCGGTACATGATCGGCTGCCCGTAACGTGGGTTGAGCGGGTTCGCCTCGTACTGGACGATCTGCACGAGGGCCTCGTCGAAGGCACGTACGAACAGCAGCTTGCGAAGCGTGCCGGCCGGCAGGGGCTTCGGGGCAACCGGCGGCGACAGCTGCGGGCTCAGGTACTGGGCGTCGGTGCCAAGGGCGGCACCCTGGCCGATGGCGGCTCCGTAGGCCGGGACCGGTGACTGCCAGAAGCCGCCAGGTGCATCGCCGTAGGGGTTCGGTGGCGTATAGGCATCGCCAGGGGCGTTGGCCGTTGGCCCGGCCCCGGTCGGCTCCCTGGGAGAAATAGGTGTGCCTGTGTTGGCGGTGGTGCCGTTGCCGTGTGGTCCTTGATCGCCGTGGGAACCTCCCTGGCCGTGGGGTAGTCCCCGACTGCCGTGGTCGTCCGGTCCGTGGTCGCCTGCGTCGTCGGGCAGGGGCGTGGTGCGGACGAAGCCGGGGTGCAGATCGGCCGGGCCGTGCCCCATCGGCACCACGCTAGCATGGGCGTTGTCGATGGCCGAGGCCGTGTACTCATCCATCACGTCCCCGACGGGCATGCCGTTCGCCACGGCCTCGGCTTGCAGGGAGTTGAGGGAGAGGTCAGTGGCGTAGGGTTCCCAGCGCTCCAAGCGCGGCAGGCCGGTCTTCGGGTCCAGGTGGTAGACGGGCCGGCTCGTGCGCTCCTTGCCCGGCACGCTCCAGGTGTTCGAGGTCAGGTCGAAGTAGGCGGCGCCGGGCGGAGGGGCGGGCAGGGTAGCGTTGCCCACGGGGGAAGTAAGGGAGCGGTCCTCGTCGTGGAAGGCACCGTGGTCGTGATCGTGGTAGGCGTTGGCGGCGGCAGCGCTGCCGGGGGAGTGGCCGGTCCGTTCGGCCGGGTACTTGGCCGGTCCGTAGAGGTCCATGCTGCCGTAGGGGCTGGAGGCGGTGTCGGGCTGGTAAGGGTACGGCTGCCTGCCGTCGCCGGTGCCGGCGGCCGCTGGGGTGTCCACGCCAGCACCGAGCGGACCACCGCCGAACGGCTTCCGGGTCGAGACGCCGGCAGCTGGCTGGTCGAGGGGCAGGCCGTCATCGAGGCCGAGGAGGATGATGCCGAAGTGGCCGATGCCGCTAAGGATGTCGGCGCGGCGCAGCACCTCCCAGACCGGCGAGCCCTCCTCGTCCTGGTACCAGCACTGCTCGCCGCGCAGCTGCTGCCCCAGCACGTCCCAGGCCTCCTCGAAGGCCGTGACGTTATCCGGGTCCTCGTCCTCGTAGACCATGGGCGTCATCTGCCAGCACTCCCGCGGCATGACCTCGACGACACGGGTCGCGATGGCCTCCCGGTCGTAAAGGTTGCGGTAGAAGTCCGGGTCGATGGCGGTCGCGCCCCAGGCCGTCTGCTCCGTTTGCGGGTAGCCGCACTCGTCGTCGATGTTGCGGCGCGGGTCGAACAGCTTCTGGAAGAGGTTCGACCGAACGGACGTGATGTTCGCCACCATGTCGAAGTAGCGGGAGGCGGTGGCGGGGTCGACGGCGTTATCGACAGGAGAGCCGTTCGGGGTCGGGGTCGGGGTCTCGGTCTTGGAGGCCCCGGCATTAGAGGTCCTGGCCATGATGGCTCCCCTCCTTCTTGCAGGAGACGCAGCGACGCAGCGCGGCGGCGCTCTTTATCAGGCAGCTGCTGCAGCGGACCAAGTTGTCTGCCGCAGCTCACGCAGAGGCCGGCGGACTTGCGGACGTTGTAGCGGCGGCGGCGGTCCCGTTTCGTGTCGATCCGGCAGCGCTTACAGAGGCGAGAGTCAGGGACGGGCTGGCTCCCGCAGCGGGTACATCTCCCGGTTAGCAGGCGCTGCCGCGCAGGGCGATGGCAACTGGCGTCATGGACGACATCATCGCACACCCTCCGTGGATCGTGGCCTCCGCCGGCGCCGTCCCCGTGTCCCCGTCCGTCCGCCCTAGATCAGCCCGTCCAGGGTCAGGCGGCCGCTGCCCGGTGGCGGGGCCGGCAGCGGCGGTTGCGGCACTGCGCTGGTGCCGCACTTTCGCAGTAGCACCTGCTTCACGGCATCCTGAGTCCGCTGCAGGTGCCCCGCGATCTCCTTGACGGTCCGGCCGGTCTCGTGGAGGCGGATGGCGTCGTAGTGCCAGGTGTGTCCCGCCAGGCAGCGACCGCGCCGGCCCCTGGGAGGAATGCCATGAGCCCGCCGCCAGAGACTGATGACACCGCGCGTCACCTCCAGCTCGGACGCCACGTCGCTGTCGGTGGCCCCCTCCTTGATCAGGATGGCGATCACGCTACCGTAGCGACTCACGATCGAGTCGCTGGGCTCCAGCGGGTAGAGGCGGCGGATGTCCTTGTGCCGCCAGCAGGTGTAGCACAGGCCGCGGCAGCGGATGCGGATGTGCCGATTGCAGTGCCGGCACGTGCCCCAGGCGCCGATCATGGGTTGTCCTCCGTGGCGTGGCGTACTGCCCCTCCCTCCCGGAGAGGGTGCTGCCTATCCTAGCTGCAGCCGCCCGAACCGCACGGACGACCACTCACAATCCTAGCTTTAAGGGCGGCTGCCTATTAGGAGCAGCCACCCGAAGCGCCGCAGTCCTCACATACTTTACAGGCGCCGGCCCATCGCATCCGCAGGGAGCCGCACTGGTCGCACTCGTCGCCCGTGTACTCAGGCAGCTGGGACGGTGCCCGGGCTGCCGGGACGTCGGCGCCGGCGTGCCCGTTCGTATTAGCCAGGGGCACCATCTCCGAGTGGTGGGCGCGGTAGCGGCCGCTGGCCGTGGCGGAGGTAGACACGTGGGCGCCCCAGGGGGTTGTCTCCTCCACCACGGCAAGGGTGCCTTCGAGAACGGGCGAGCCGGTGTTGACGAGACGAACCGTGGTTCCCTTCCTCATTCCCGCCCCTCCCCCTGTAGAGGGACGTTGCCGCCGTTCAGGTAGTGGACCCGAGCGGCGGCCTCCTGCCGGGTCCGATGCCAGCTGTCCTCATGCCATTCACCCTCCGGGTCGTAGAAGCCAACCTCCCAGCGGCCGCCCGCCTCACGGTACACCCACATGAGTCGCTCCTCCTTGTCGCCCCCTTGGGGACGATCACCGTCCCTGAACCAATCGGCCGGGGCGAACGACCGCGCCAGCATCGCGTACCAGTCCCGCGCGTCTTTTCCGAGCATGTGATTATACCCCGTGCTGGGCCCCCACAGGGGGGCCTCCGTAATCCGTACGGGTACCCCCACGTACGGGGGAGGCCGGTGTTGGCAGCCATTGTAGATCGTGTGCCGTCTTATCTCCCGCTGGCGCCCTGATAGCTCCTTGGGGGCGGTCCCGCCCGCTCCTAGTGGGCAGCGCCGGCGGTTGCCTGCCGTGGCGTGTGCGTCAGCCCATGCACCGCCAGCACCAGGGCGTCGGCCTCGTCCGGGCTGTGACCGAGGAGGGAGGTCATGGTGACGCGCGTCTCCCGCTGCGTCCCCATCCCCACGATCTCGCCGGGGCGGGCGCTGCCGGCCGGCGGGTTCTTGGGCGGTAGGTACAGCTGCCCCTCCTTGTCGTAGAGCAGCGGGATCTTCGCCAGCTGCCGCCGCAGCTCCGCGTAGACGGGGCCGGCCGTCGGGGGCGGCATGGCGAAGGCACCGGGGCTCCGCTCCGGCAGCAGGCCGCCGGCCGTGGGGTCGGAGAGGCGGGCCGGGTCCAGCAGCAGGCGCAGGGTGCCGTACATCTCGGAGCGCCGTGTCTTGTAGGTGTAGCGATCCTCGCGTTCGTCCATGCGTTCCTCGATGCGCTTAAGGCCACGCTTGAGATCCGCGAGGACGGACTCGCCGAAGCCGACGGTCTGCACGGGGTAGCGCTTACCGTCCCGGCCCACGCCGGCACGCATCTGGTCGGCGATCTGCTTGCCGCCACCACCGCGGTCGAACACCCAACGGGACGGATCGACGCCGTGGCGGGTACCGATGCCGATAACCAGGCCCACGATGTCGGAGGTGTCGGGTGTCCGCTGCGAGAGCATCTCGATGATGCCGTAGTTATCGACCACGCACAGGGACGTGTTGGCGACGCCCTCGCCGGTGTCAATGCCAAGGGCCAGGCCCCTGCGGGTGGTACCGTGGACCTTCGTCCAGTAGGCGTGGGCCCGGTCCAGCCACTGGGGCGGGTAGAGGAGGACCGTCGCGCCCTTGTAGAACTGGGCCTCGATGCCGATGCAGATCATCACCTCGTCCCACAGGGCCAGGCGGGCTAGGTACTCGTCCCACGGCAGGACGCCCGGGATGATGGTACGACCCGTGGGGGTACGGCCGGCGGCACGCTCCGCGAGAGCGTAGCGTACATTCGGGCTGTCCGTGGCACGGATACGAACAACCTTGCGGAAGTAGGTGGGTACGGGCGCGGTGGTCATGCATCACCCCCGGCTACGGAACTGCGCTCCTGTAGTCCTGTAGTCCTGTGGTCCTGTGGTCCTGTAGTCTGTAGTCCTGTAGTCCTGT